AAGAGCGGGCACACATGATAAAAGATAATGTAAACCTTAGAGATAACAATACAACACTAATTTATCCAATGATCTCGGTAGAGAGAAGCTCCGTCACCAAAGATCCTTCATCAAGGGGAATATATGCCGCATCAATAATGGGGATCAATGACGAAAAGGGCGGCTCAATTCAGATTGCCCGACGAGTTCAGCAATTGAAAACAAGAGACCGATCAAATGCCGACTCCATAAGAAAGTCATCTACCAAGACAGACATTAATAGGCAAACTTTCCCAAGAGAAAACGACAAGATTGTTTACCAGACCATCTCAATACCTCAGCCAATTTATGTTGATGTAAATTATGAAATTTCCATAACAACAGAATATGTGCAACAGATGAATCAAATAACTGCACCTTTCCTTGCTCGGACTGGAGCCCACAACTCCTTTAGAGCAGAGCACGAAGGTAACAAGTATGAGGCATTCATTCAGACTGAATATTCTCAGTCTAATAACGCAGGTTCTTTGGGCGAAGATGAAAGAAAGTTTACTACCAATTTAACAATACGGGTTTTAGGGTATATCATAGGACAAGACAAAAATCAAGAACAACCTTTTGTCGTCGTTAGAGAAAGTGCAGCAGAAGTGAAATTTCAAAGAGAAAGGGTGGTCTTGCAAGATGAGCTAGATCACTATGCGAAGTCACTGAGTAGCAGCAACCCAGATGTTTTCCAGATTGTTGATAAGAAGAATAAGCTGGTTGAATAAAACGGATGGCGTTTGATTGTAAGACATACTATTTACTAAGAATAAACTCGTATGGAGTTTATTAGAGCTATTAGCTTTTAAAGAGGAGAAACCCATAAATGTCTGATAAGAAGTTCAAGTTTATATCCCCAGGCGTTTTTATCGACGAGATCGATAATTCACAGTTACCAAGAGAAGCAGCACCCGTTGGACCACTAGTCATAGGTCGTGCAAGGAAGGGACCTGCAATGAAACCAATTGCAGTTGACTCTTTTTCACAGTTTGTTTCTATTTTTGGGGAGCCAGTCGCAGGCGGTGTCGCAAATGATGTGTTCAGAGATGGAAACTTAACATCTGCCATGTATGGCACTTATGCAGCCCAAGCTTGGCTAAAGAACAGCCCTACGGTTAATTACGTTCGCCTTTTGGGCGAACAACACCCAGATGTTGCCGACGGTGCCGCCGGAGCAGGTGGTTATAAAGTTGGCGAGATTAGTGCTACTAACGTCGCAGGTGGTGCTTATGGTTTGTTCGTTTGGCCTTCGGGCGCTACAGGACAAGACCTCTCTGGAACCTTGGCTGCTGTCTTTTATGTAGCCACAGGGTCAATTAACCTATCAGGTACTCATGTTGGTGACGCTGGGACTTCAACACCTAGCGGCTGTAGACTTATAAACTCTGAAACTGATGGCGATTTTGTTGTTTCTTATACAAAGGCAGGAACAACCGCAACCACATCGGCTACAAAGTTCCGCTTTAACTTTGACAGAACAAGTGATCGGTTTATTAGAAAGGTGTTTAACACAAACCCAACATTGTTGCCCGATGCAACTAACGCTCTTTCAAGCAGTTTGGCAGAAAGAAATATGTTCCTTGGTGAGTCATTTGAGCACCACCTTGACGGACATAAGGATGGCTTCTTAAACGACCACACCGGCTCTATCCATACTGATGCTAAACTTTATGGTGCCATTTTACCCATGCAAAATCATGCTGCTCCCACCAAAGAGCACAACGATAAAAGATATTCTGCTAGGAAGGCAACAACTGGTTGGATCATTTCGCAAGACTTAACATCTAATACAGGTGCCTACAAGCCAGAGGATCAACAAAAACTATTTCGCATAGAAGCTAGAGATGCAGGTGAACTTCAAAACGAAGTTAAGATTTCAATTGTTGATGTCACAGCACCAACTAGTGACTTTGATCCCTATGGTAAGTTTACTGTCTTGGTAAGAAAGATTAACGATACAGATGCTGCACCAGTTGTTCTGGAAAGATTCAGCAACTTGAATTTAAATCCTGCATCACCAAATTATATTGCCCGCCAGATCGGCGATAGATTTAGTGAATATGATTCTACCGAAAAGCGTCTTCGTTACTACGGAAACTATGAAAACAAATCTGATATGATTCGTGTGGCCATGGATGAGGATGTTGATCGTGGCACGATGGACGCAGCGTACTTGCCCTTTGGCTTCTTCGGACACCTTAAATACAGAGATGTTACCATTGCACATTTTGAGGACGGACTAAATAATTACGGCGTTACAACCGCTGTCGATGCCGGACTGGTTCACTCAATGGTTGATGGTGGTGGCACCACAACATTCAGTGATTTCCAGGGACATAATAATACTGATTCAGTTATTTGTGTCCACGGCTTAGTCTCACTGGACCTTAACATCCGGTTCCCAGAAGTCCCCCTAGTGGTAAGTTCTTCACAGGGCGCTGGATTGGCACCTCAGAAAGCTTACTTCGGAATGTATACTGGACGGTCTGCTTCTGATATTAAGTTTAATGCTGCCATTAAGGATGTTCTTCGTCCCTTGGCACAAGGGGCAGGTAATGACTCTTTATCTCCAACTGGGGATATTGATGTGATGGCAGCAAGCGACGTCGCTCAAAGAGCTACCAAGCCATTTGTTGTCCCATACGTCTTCTCGCTAGATGACGTCTCGCCTTTGAGCGGCTCATCAAACGAGGGTATTTATGCTCGTGGCAAGAGGGCTGGCGGAACCAGCTTTACCGCAGGTAAAGACTCCCCTGCCACCGCCGGCAGCGACGTCATTCCGCACACCAACGGGATTGCTTATCAAAATGTCCTGAAGGCAGGCTTCAACAAGTTTACCATGTGTATGCACGGTGGCTTTGATGGTCTAGATATTACGGAGCGTGATCCCTTTAGGAATAGCGGTCTTGGAACTTCGGAAACAGCAAAATCGGCATTACACTCCCTCGTCAGAGCTTTGGATGTCACCAGAGACCCAGAGGTTATTGAGTATAATATTTTAACAGTCCCAGGCGTCACCAGCACAACAGTGACCAACAAGATGCTGGACATTGCTGAAGATCGTGGCGATGCAATAGCGATCGTTGATCTTGAGGGTGTATACACTTCATCAGCAGAAAACTCAGCCTCTCTTGCAACTCGCAGTGCGGCAACGGTTCAATCTGCTGTAGACTCTTTACAGGATCGTGGAATTAACAGCAGCTATGGTGCAGCATATTACCCTTGGGTTCGTGTTGTTGACACTATTACAAATCAAAGTATTTGGGCACCACCAAGCGTTGCAGCTTTAGGTGCATACTCATTTACTGACAGAGCTAAGGCTCCTTGGTTTGCTCCGGCAGGTTTCCACAGAGGTGGATTGACTGACGGCGCTGCTGGTATCCCCGTTCTTGATGTATCCCGCCGCCTTAATGCTGCGGAGCGTGACAAGCTTTATGAAGCAAACATTAACCCAATCGCACAGTTCCCAGCAGAGGGTATTGTGATCTTTGGACAGAAGACGCTTCAAACAACGCCTTCTGCCCTTGATAGAGTTAATGTTCGTCGCCTCATGATTTTCCTGAAGAAGGAAATTAGTCGGATCGCTGGTCGGATGTTGTTTGATCAAAATCAACAATCCACTTGGAACCGATTCAGGGGTCAAGCCGAGCCAATACTCCGAAGCGTGAAATCACGATTTGGTTTGTCGGACTTCCGCTTGATTCTTGATGAGACCACAACGACTCCAGACTTGATTGACCGAAACATTATGTATGCTAAGATTCTCTTGAAGCCAACCCGCTCCGTTGAGTTCTTCGCTATCGATTTCGTAATCACCAATACAGGGGCGTCTTTTGACGACTAAAGTTTTAATAAATACTACTTATAACAGGAGAAAATAAAAAAGATGGCAAATCAAGGTGAAGGCATTTTCTGGGGCGACGCAGCCTCTGACCCAAAAAGAGGGTATCGGTTCTTCCTTTATGTTGGCGGAATCCCAGTATGGGTTGTTAAGACTGTCACTAAGCCAAGTGTTGAAATTAATGCGATTGAGCACACTTACCTCAACCATACATTTAAATTCCCAGGTAGAGTTGTATGGAACGGTGAGATCACAGCCACATTGGCTGACCCATTAGCTCCTGACTTGGCAAAAACTCTTATTGACACAGTTCGTGCTTCAGGGTATCAGTATCCTGATCAGCCAGACTCTATTGTTACTACCAGCAAGTCTAAGGCTTTGGCAGCTTTGGGTGGTGGCGTAGTTATTGCTCAGATTGACCCAGAGGGCAGAGCAATAGAAGAGTGGACCCTTAAGAACGCTTGGATTAGCGCAGTTTCTTTCGGCGACACACTTGACTACACCTCGGATGAGGCTACGGAACTGTCAGTAACCATCAAGTATGATTGGGCAGAGATGACCGTCTTCGGTGAGCCAGTCGCTGGTATGGGTGGCAACTAAAAAAAGCTTAACAAAGCTACAAATATAGGCTATAGTTAATGTAACATAGCTGAAAGGTTTTTAATATGGCTAGGAATAGCAACAGAACTAACCCAAATTCATTGGAAGAGCAGAATGAGCCAATACAGGCTGATTCTGCTGCTCCAATTGCGGCAGGAGCAGGAATGTCTTGGTCCACGCCTACAGAATTTGTAGAATTACCGTCTCAAGGTAAGTTTTACCCCCCTGGGCACCCTCTTGAGGGACAAGACACTATAGAAATTCGTTTTATGACGGCAAAAGAAGAAGATATTCTAACTTCTCGTGCTCTTTTGAAGAAAGGTATTGTTTTAGATCGTCTAATTGATAGTGTTCTTGTTAATAAGAGGATTAGAGCGAAGGATCTTTTGATTGGAGACAAAAACGCTGTCTTAATTGCAACAAGAATAACCGGATATGGCGAAGAGTATAACACATCAGTTCAGTGCCCAGCTTGTGGAGCCTCTGTAGACTATTCTTTTGATATTGAAGAAGTAAAAAAGGTTCAAGGATCTGAAATGCCTGAAGGTGTAGATTTTACAGAGGCGAATACTTTCACATTTACAACACCCGCTACAAAAGCACTTGTTGAGTGCAGGTTGATGAACGGAGAGGATGAGCGCAAACTTACACAAATGCAAGAACAGCGCCGCAAGCATAAGTTACCATCTGCTTCCTTGACAAATCAACTTAGACAAAGTATTGTTTCTGTTAATGGTAACAGCGATGGTATTTATGTCAATGGATTTGTGGACAATGTGCCAGCCAGAGACTCTCGCTATATTAGAGAAATATATTCAAAAATTATGCCCAATGTAACCCTGGAACACACATTCGAGTGTGACTCTTGTGATTATATGGCAGAGGCCCAGGCGGTGCCTCTTGGAACTAACTTTTTTTGGCCTGACTCCTGAATATATTAACCATGTTTATGAGCAGTTTTTCCAATTAAAGTACTATGGTGGGTGGAGCTTCTTTGAGGCGTATAATTTGCCAGTTAAGCTCAGAAGGTGGTTCCTTAAAAAGCTCGCAGACCAGATTAAAAAAGAGGGTGAGCAACAGAAGGCAGCTAGTCAGAAAGCTAAGTCTAAATCAAGGAAAAAATATTGATAAGGGGGCGATGCTCCCTTTTCTTTATATTTAGCTTATCTGACTATTTACTATGAAGAATGGTGTAACACCGGAGGACTTGAAATGACCGAGCAAGATTTTGACAATTTTGTATTTGATTTTAACTCAATAGAGGATGGAACTCTAAACGAGAATATGATGAATGTATTTGGCGCTTGGATTCAATATCTCTTAGAGAAGATGTTCAAAGGGGCTAAAATTCCAGTAAGAGTAAGAGGCGACAAAATCCAAGTAATGAGATTCAGCAATGCGCTGGTTCATGAAAAAAGATATATGACCGCCATTAAGAAGTATGGCTTGGACAGCCCAATGACGTATAAATCTAGGCACAGATTAGATGTAGCCATTAAGCGGTTTGAAAAAGAAGTTGGCATTAATTGGCCACTTAAGTAGGCGACTAACAGATGGCTTACTACCCTAGAGTATTTTTTGAAAACGGTGATGATTCTGGCGGCTCAGGTGCTAGCCAAGCGGCTGCGGGTATTGCCGAAACCGTAGACCAGCAACAGAAGTTAACCCAAGCCTATTCAGAGACAAAAAAACTAGAAGATGAGTTACGAATTGCAAGGGAAATAGGCAATGAAAAATTAATTCAAGATCTTGAAAAACTGATCAGGCTAAAGAGAGAAGCTCTTGGAATTACGGAAGAACAACTTGCACTAATGGACCAAGAGGTCCAGAAGCAAGAAGAACAAAGTGAAGCCGAGCGCCGAGCCAATGAAGAAGCTGAAAAGGCAGCAGAACGAGAGCTTAAACTCCTCCTTGAAAAAGAAGCGGCTCAAAATAAACTTCTTGGTATTGCCAGTAAGGTTATAACAGCAGCCAAAGAGCAAACTAAAGAACTAGACAAACAAAGAGTAGCCCTGGGAAAAACTTCAGGTCTCTTTGGGCAGTTTAATCAGCAATTAACAGATTCAACAGCCGCCGCCGCAAGGTTTGGCAAAGGCACAGCAGAAGTTGGTGCTACTATTGGTAGCCTGGCTAATGGCATGATGAACTTCACCCAGATGTCGCAAGCCAACCAGAAAACGTTGATAGATGGCTCATTAGCCCTTCAGCAGTTTGGTGTAGACGCAGCCCAGTCTGCTGCGGCAAATGATTTCTTGTTGAATAGCCTTGGTAAATCAGCAGAGGAAGCTGTTGACTACCAGAAAGGATTAATAGAACTCGGCGCAGAGATAGGTATGTCTGGGGCAATGCTAGTGGAACAATTTGGAAGCATGTCTGGGGATTTAGCTAAATTTGGTGATCAAGCTGGTAAGGTGTTTGAGAATCTTGCTAAGACAGCAAAAGCAACCGGCGTTGAGATGAATACATTACTAGGTGTGGCTAGTCAGTTTGACACATTTGAGGGCGCAGCCAGTGCAGTTGGAAAGTTAAATGCTCAGATGGGCACAAACATTGATGCCATGGCACTTATGCAAGAGGAAGATCCAGCCAAACAAGTTGAGATGTTACGAGACGCTTTCCAGGCAACCGGCAAAGACCTTGCTACTATGTCAAAGTTTGAAAAAATGGCGGCTGCTGAAGCAATGGGCATGTCACTACCAGATCTTCAGAAATTCCTTCAACCCAAGAAAGAAGCGACCCAGACTGATAAAGATTTTGATGAACTCATAACATTAACAACAACCTTCGGGGAAAAACTAAGCGCCGTAGGAAAACAATTTGCGGTATTCTTTACACCCGTGATTTCTATCATGGTGGATGTTTTAGACTTCATAGGTAGAGGTATTAGCTTGTTTTCTGAGTTCACTCAAAAGATTGCAGAAAACAAAGCTATTGTATATACTTTGGCTACAGTTATGGGAACGTTACTGCTACCAATACTTGCTAAGATGGCAGTATCAATGACGGCTAATGCTCTCGCTGCGGTTAAAGGTGCTATTGCCTCAGCGAAGCTTATGGTTGCTGAATATGGGAAGATGGTAGCCATGATGAAATCTAATATTATAACCGCCGCCGGAACAGTGAAAACAATAGCATTGACAGCGGCTAAAGGGGCATACAGCGTTGCTGTAGGTATTGCTACTGCCGCAACATCAGCCTTTGGTGCAGTTTTAGCGATTATAACCAGTCCAATCGGGTTGGTTATTTTGGGAATTGTTGCCCTCGTTGCAGTAGTATATACCTTCCGTGATGCCATAGCAGGGGTAGGTAAATTCTTTGGGGATATGTTTGATGCACTAATTTCTAAAATCACTTTTGTGAGTGACAAGATTATTGAAACTGCAAATGCAGCCGCTAATGTAGTTTCTGGTGGCGTTGACAGCGGTGAAGAGATCCCACAACTAGCAGAGGGGACACCAAACTTTAAAGGTGGTAAGGCAATCGTTGGTGAAAGGGGTCCTGAATTGGTTAACCTACCAAGAGGTGCCGAGGTTATTCCAAATAACAAATTACAGGCTGCTCAAAATAATGTCACTGCTGCAAAAGCTGCCGCAGGTGATAAGCCACCTGTAATAAAACTCATGCTTGACGAGAGAGAGCTTGGGCAAGCGGTGTTAGATGTTATTGATAAGAAATTGAATGTGTTCGCCGGGATTAACTAGGAGATATTAAGATAATGGCTAATCAAGATCCAAATGGTTTTTTGCTTGATAACATAGTGTTGTCCGAGGAAGACCTCAAGGGCGGACTGACCGAGCAACAAAGAGATGACATCCGGAAAACAAAACTAAAACCCGGACAACTTCTTTCTGATCCAGCAGTTGATAACTTAATGAATATTGGACCTGTCTTAGAGATAACACATGTCCCTTCTGGAACCTCTTTGACCTTTGGGGCATTTATAACTGCTTTTGATGATAAGTTCACTTCTAGTTGGAGCACTGTTGATGCCTATGGTAGAATGGACACAATGCCCGTGTATCAAAACACTCGCCGTGCAATGTCAGTTGGGTGGGATGTTCCATCTTACAGTTTAGCTGAGGCAAAACAAAATTTTAGTAAACTATCCATCCTAGAGAAGTTTCTTTATCCCGAGTATGAAACTGGTGATCTAGGTGCCTCCACAATAAAGAGCGCACCCCTGCTAAGGATGAAATTTGGTAATTTCATGGTTAACGCTGAAACTGGACAGGGACTATTGGGATATGTTGGAGGGTTCAGCTTTACGCCTGATCTTGCTGCGGGGTTTCACATGGACGGCGCAAAGATGTATCCAAAAGTATTCAGCCTGTCCGCTGACTTTACCGTTCTACATGAGCACAATCTTGGGTGGGACAAGAATAAAAAGTTTAGAGGCGGAAAGACTGGCTATCCTTATGGGGTGCAAGATTCTTCAAACACTACCCGAAGTGAACAAACGCAAGAAAAAAACCAATCAGCCCCAAGTCAAGTCCAAGAGGCTAGGAACAATGCGACATTAGGGTCGGGTAGATCTTAGGAGGTGAATGATGGCATCTAGACTACAACTGCGTGACGCTTTTTATAATGAAGATCCTGGGTATAAGGAAGAAGTGTTTCAAGATAAGGGTGTGGAAAGAATTTATCAATTTGAAACTCCGACACTAAGATACCCAACGGCAGAAGAAATTCAAACATTATCATTAGAGACCGAGATATGGAAAAGAGGGTCAAAGCTTTTTAAATTAGCTCACAAACATTATTCTGATTCTCGTATGTGGTGGGTTATTGCTTGGTTTAACCAAAAGCCAACAGACAGTCATTATACATTCGGGGATAAGGTTCTTATCCCAAAACCACTTGAGGTAGTGTTAAACACCTTTAGGAATTAACGATGTCCGAAAAAGATGAAGTTATAAAAGACGAAGAAGCTGCGGCTAACGCTGCTCGGATTAACGAGCAGTGCTTCTTAATTGAAAACATGGATCTTCTTTCTGGACCGAGGAATAAAAGAAATTCGCCTGGTGGCGAAACTGAGCCCAAGCCAGGATTAATACTGGCAGACAGTTCAATGAAGGCAGCCGATGTTGTTAGTTTGCTTAATAAGGGGGACTTAGCAGAGAAGTTCTTGCTCGCTCGCCCTGCTCAACTGGGTTATCTTGTCCCTCAACTTAGATTATATGTCCCGTCAGAAGATGCGAGCAAGAAAGACAGTATAATATATTTTAGCGAGTATTACACACCGCCTGGGACAATTGATAAATATGATGGAACGGCGGATGACCCCGAAGGAGTTATTTTTAAGTCAAACGGCGCAGGCAGGGGTGTTGGGATAAGCCAGTTTTCATTTGCACTTGATAATAAGCATCCAGGTGTGATTAGTTTTATGGCAAACTTGGAAATTAAATTTTCCTCCATACGAGACTTGGCAGAGGGACCATACATATCTTTAATATCCCCCCAGGGGTTTAACAAGTCTGCAAAGCCAGACGGCGGCGGTAAGCCGTCATCTAGGCAAGAAATGTTAGAGAGACAACTAGCAGATCTTAAGACCAAGAAAAAAGAAGCTAGAGCAGCACAAAAAGCTAAAGTTAAAAACTTAAAGAAGAAAAAGAATGTTGAAGATCTCACCAGTCCTCAATCTAGAAGATTAAAGGCGGTTGTAGGTTGGGCGATCCCATCATTTGATGATGAATCAGTTATACCTATGGCTGACAAGATGTTTTATGAAACTGTCAAGTCAAACCAGATAGTGCTTCTCTTGTCACTGACAAATTACAAATTGTCTTTCGGAGAATCTGGTGAGGCTACACTATCCATTGACTATGCAGCCTCAATTGAGGCAGCGTTTTCAGGACCACAGTCTAATATCTTCCCAGATAATAATGCGCTCGGGAGACAGGGCAGGGTTCGCACAAAAAACCTTAAGCAGCCAGAAAATCTAGCAACCGGAAGAGAAGCTGCAAACAAACAATTTAATGATTTGTATGGCGAAGGAACAGAGCTAGCAAAAAAATTAGGAAACCCAGATTTCAGGGTAGGCATATTAGAGGATAGTTTTTCAAACAAATTTCTTGGTGGCACTTCTGAAAAAGTCCAACTCCCCAGTTCTCTACCAATCAATGAGGCTTTAGTTAAAATTGATTTGCGTATTTTGCAGAAAACTTTAGCTTTACAAGAGGCAAAAAACAAGACATCTGGTGGTACCCAAGGGGTAATAAATCAACTAAAGCAACAAATAGAAAACACAAGAAAAGCCTTGACCCAAATAACTTTTGAATCGACAAAAGATAAATATGATTATTATTTAACTAAACTGACAGGAGATAAGCC